AGAATCTACGTTGGTCATCTTACTGCCCTTTGTTATTGATCCGCCCAATATTCTAGCTGATACTGCCATTAAAATTTCCTTAACTTAGCCAAAAACTGCTGTAGGTATATCTTTCCCTGCTCCAACCTTTCTATCTCTCCTACGTACATGTCGCTATAGTTGTATTGAAACTTAGCGCGCTCTAGCATATGGCTCTCTACTATAAAGTTAGTACCAAGATAGTTTGTAGAGCTAGGTAAGAACTCCTCTATTATGTCTCCGACAGTGTCGTCAAACCACTTATAAAATCTAAAGAACTTCTCAAGCGACAGTTTTCTCTCTAGTCTATTAAAATACTGCTGCCTCAAGTTCCTTAGATCCCTGTATTCACTAGCAAAAACCAACTCGGGCGCTCCAATAGCATCGTCAAAGAAATCCAGCGTAGCTAGTATATTAACGATGTCCTCGTTTAAGGCTTGAACGCAGGAAACATCAATGGAGAGGCGGCGATCATCTCTAGGCTCTTCGTCTTGCGGGATCTCGTACATCGGCGCTAAAGTTCCGCCAAAGGCTTTGATATTGTTTAGATCCTTAAAGCTTCTTATCCTAACTTTGTTCGTGGAAGTAGCTAACTCAAACCTAGGCGATAAAATCTCATAATCAAACCTTTCTGGTTTTATAACCCTAGTGCTAGGCTCAAAACCCTCTCCGGTTCCAGTGAAACTATTTTGAGAAAAATCAAATAAAGAAATATTTCCGCTAGAATTAGATTTAGTAACCGGTTGATCGATGTGTACATCAACTCTGACTCTCTCAAAAGATCCCGGGTTGGCGGTATTAAAGCCGAAGTTAAGTAACGGATTTTCAGTACCGATAGACTTAAAGTTTCTTATATGGGATAAAGTTTCTGTTTCTGTAAGCGCTTTTGAGTAAAACCTTATTCCAGACAACTTTCCAGAGAAAAATGTTGTTAATGGCGAAGCATCGCCAGTAGTATCTAAATCGTTACTCAAAAACCCGTACGATGTGTCCTCAAACAGCAAACTTTGACTTCCGATTGCTATATACGAACCGCTGGCATTGTAACTATCATGTAATACGGTTAACGGACTATTGCCAGCATCATCATAAGGTGTTGTAGCTGCAGTGAAATTAGATAACCTGCCGGCTGACATTTTTCCTGCACGAAAAAAGTAAGAAGACGTTGCAATAGAATTATTAAAGTCTTGTCTGGTTCTTCCGAAAGAAACATTCCACTTTTCTCCATCGAAGACATTAACGCCAGTTAAAATCATCTTTAGTGTTGGAGCTGAATTCCCAACTGTTGGGCGGCCATATAAGATAAGCGAACCGGTAACGTTGGATGAAGTCACAGGCGGCTGGGCTAAAACGTTATAGAGCAAAAAAGTGTTGCTAGTCGTAAGAGCGGTTGATTCAGAGCCCGTAGTCTGTAGTCTAAACAGACTCTGATTTCTTAAATGCCTGGATCCTTCAAACTTAAAAAGAGATTCAACGGAGAAAGATCCGCTGGTTAATAATCCGTCAGCTGAATTATCGCTTATTCCATTCACCAGTGTACCTTTTATATTAGGCACCCCTGGTTCACTTCTAGAGGCTAACAAAAACTTAGTTTTAACGTAAGGCCGTGATGAATCTACACCTTGAGGTGTTAACGCTGTTTGCGATCCAAAACTTCCAGAAAAGTCCAGCATAGCTGCTATTTCTGTTTTTTTCTCGAAAGTATCGCTAATACTTTTTCGGCGGCTACCGCCATATTCTCTGATCCTAAACAAAGAGCCAGGCCTAATGCCGATGTTTCTTAACAGAGCTTCTATCGAGTGCCTAGTTCCTCTTGACCTCATGAGTTCTGGCATGTCAGTCAGGATTCTGCGCCATATAGTGTTTTGAATACTCTGCAAACTTAAATTGCTAATAACCTTGTCTAGATTCATACTATCGGCATCTTTCATTTGCCTTATGCTAGCGGTTTTAAAGGCACTAGGTAGGTTTAGGCCATAGTATTTAGCTAGAAACGGTAAAAATTGATCTGATATAGTTCGGTCGTCTTTTACATCCACTTTAAGGAGTCTGCCGAACTCGCTTATGAACAATTTTAGTTCGTCCATGTTGGCGGCCATGGCATATAGCAATGCCGCCATAATCTGTGGTGCTCCAGGTCGGCCGCCGCCGGGTACATCTTGGTAATAGTTGTATGTATCGTTAATATCACCGATGTCTGTCGTGAACCCTTCCTGTGCGGAGGCCTCTTGAAGATAGTGCTGCGGTATAAGCTTAGTTATCAGGTTCGGGTTATTTAAATCGTAATTGCTGGCTGTGGTTAGAAGCTTTTCGTTTAAATCTAATACGGTACTAAAACTAGGAAAAAGAACAGGGGCCTCAGACAATAACTCTTGGCCCATAGGGTTGCGCAATCCTCGAGGCTCTCGTTGTGTCATACTGAACTCTGACACTGTAGAATGCAAACCATTTCCAGAGTGGTCTAGAACCAAAGATGAGTTTCCAGACCGGGCAGTAGTTCCAAAACTGCCGGATGGTTCATTAAACCTCAAATAAAGCTTTAGGCTGTCTTGTTTAAAGACATTGCGCGCCATGAACGATTTTATTTGTGCTTGAGATCTAGAATCATGCCAAAACCTAAACTCATCAATAGCTCCAGAAAGTGTTTGTTTAGGATCAAAAGTTACTCCAAACGCTTCATGTTTTGATCCCGACGCTACAGAAACAGGCGCGATGACTGCACCGGCGCCGAAGGAGCCGACAGGTGATGTCTTAACAAGCTCAGCATTTTTGTACATGAGAAGATTATCAACATCATTATCACCAAAAACTATGGCAACATGATTCCACTTACCTTTTTCGACCAGCATGCTAGTGTTAATTGCAAACGAGCCAGAAGTCAAAATGGCGTGTACTGAGCCAGTAAGGGTCGGGTCTAAGAGCACAGAAGAATTAGACTCGCTTAGAGCGACGGTTATGCCGAAGTGTCTAGCTAGAGCTGCAGCTGACGTGTCTTCGCCGCGGCGCTGGAATATTATCTCATTATCGTTTGATTTCTTAGGCAGGTATAGCTGCATTTCAACACAGAACTTTTTTCCCGTAGGATCTAATACAGACGACCCATCTTTCGGATCGAATAGGTCAACTTTAGCGCCGGTGAAATCCTGAATTTCTAGATAATTGCCTTGATCAAATCCGTCAGAGTCAGTTTCTCCTCTAGTTTCTCTTTCAAAGTGACTAAAGCCTTTATTTTTAGGAAACTGACTAAAAACGTAGTTATCGAAGCCGTTAATCCTATTTTTGAACTCTATTAGATCTTTTTTAGTTCCGTCAAAAGGAAACTGATTTATGATTCTCTCGAAAGCGGTTTGGGTTTTAGCCGCAGCCGAATTAAAGAAAGTGTGGTTTTCGAATTTTGAAAAATCTAAATTTAACTGTTGGACATTTTTTAAAGGTGTACCAGCGGGGTCATAACGAAAAGTGCCTGAAGAGAATGTGAAGCCTTCAGCGTTTTGAAGTTTACCTTGGTCTAGAGTTATGTTCTCAACTCTAGCTCCGCCTCTTTCTAAGCCCCTTCTAATCGATGGTTTAAAAAGCGTTTTCGAAAACTTTCCTGACATTATAGGATCCTAAAAATAACGTTTTTGTCTCGAACTATTTTTCTAGACCCTCTCTCAACGATCAAGTATTCAAAAGTATAAGATCTGCCTCTGGGCAGCACCTCCATATGGAAATCAAAAAACATACCTTCGGCGTCTGTAGAAGCCCGTGTAGAATTGTCTGTTTCTCCAAAGCCAAAAATGCTTTCGTTAGAATCGACATCTACAACTCTGTAAAACACGCTTTCAAAAACAACACTTTTTCTGGAGATCGGTATTTTTACAGGGTCATCTGCCTCACCTACTAGGTCGCGACCGAATAGCCTAACAGTTATCTCATCGTTTACAGTATACTGTTGGTCTACATTCGTCGCGTGAAGTAATGGCTCTGTAGTGGTAAAGTTGCCTGCAGCTCTATTCTGCCTTTTGATAGTCAGAGACCCAGTGTGATAAGCATATGTCTCATCACTAGAGATCCAATATTGCTTAAATTCAACTTGTCCATCCCTAGCTATCATATGGGCTAGTGTAGTATCTCTATCGACTAGAGACGTGTCTTGGGACGGTATAGCAAAAGACGCCGAATATATCCCGGTTTGAAAACGATCGTTTGAGCTATTAAGCGTTCCTGCTTTGTGTTGACTAGCAAATGTTACATAGCTAAAATCGCCTTTTTCTATTTTAAGTTTAACGCAGTCATTACCAGTGACATTACCTAAAACACCATTAGTGCCTGATATCAAATTTGTAAAACCTCTTCGGCCGTAAGAATTTAAGAACAAAGACCCAGTGACGTCGAAAAAGAAATTTTGATGGTGGTCTATTCTGGTGTCATCGAAAGATATTTCTACTCGTGGTCTGATCCTAGCGTTTTGAACATGCCTAGATGCGAACCTCTTTATGAACCTAGACTTTGTATCATTCTCTTCGGATCCGGTCAGAGATATCCTGAATCCATGGTTGTCAATTTGTCCAGCTAGCGTAGCAGAAACGAAAGGAGTTATATCTAGATCTAAATCTTCAACACCCTCTATGAAGTTTTGATTGTATACCAGCTTTCTAGTTCCTGATCCATCCTTAAAATCCGCTGTCTCGACTAAGTCTAATCCTGATGTGCCCAAAGAACCTGAAACACTGGCACCATCAGCGAACCAAGTATTATTAGTACCGTTAGAATAAGACGCAGTTAAAAAGTTAGCTACGCCTATATCGTTATAAGCTGATATATTCCTGCCAACACCTTCGTCAAATGACTGTGATAGAGGAATTGCCATGGCGTTAAAATTTCTAGGAACAGCGTGACCGGTATTAACATCAAATAATCTCAAGTTGGCCTTAAAACTGTTTGAATTTAAGTCTAGTTTACTACCAGTTAATGTTTGAAGTTTAGAAAAATTAAACTTCATCAAAATCCTAGACAGCTCTATGGCTGCATCTGCTTTATTGTCAGCATCAGTGTCGAGATTAAAATCTCCCATTGCTCCCGCTTTTTTCTCATCAAGCGGGAGGCTAGTTTCGTCATATAGCTTGTATAGATCTAGCACACCAGCTAGACCGACGTTGGCATCTGTCGTCCTAGTTGTAGAATTTATGATCTTGTTAGTTATGTATGTATCGCTACTAGCTGTACAAAAAATCTTCATTATACCGCGTTTCCTATTATATCAAACTCCGGGAATTTAAGTTCGAACATGGCTCCAGGCGGACCAAATACCATACCTCGCTTAGTTGATCGCTCAAAAGGAAAACTAGAGCTAGAATACGAGCGGGCATCGATCGTACCGGTTCTAGGAAAAACCCTTAGATCAGCAAGCGCGACTACAAAATCTTGAGCTAAGATCGTGCTAGTAATGTCATCTATTATTAAAGGTTGGTCTATTTGAAAATATTTGAGCTGCAATAGCTCCGCTATTTTGGTATTAATATTTAACGCTACTTGCTGCTTATTAGCATTATGCGCGACGACAACTTCATACTTGACACCGAAATTTATTATCTGCCCATCTAGTATATCGTACGCATCGGATATAAGCCTAAACTCGTTGAGATACTTAGATAAGTTTTTCTTAAGTGTGTCAGGTGCTATGTCTATAGCCCCGGTTTCATCTCTAGTCAAAATATACAGCGTTGTAGCTTGAGGGTTAACCGGGTTTTCGGCTATTGAGGCCCTAAACACTCTGCCAAATGTTGACGGCATTGTGAATATTCTAGCCAAGAGATCCTCGCGGGTGACCATTCTTCCCTGTGACGTCCTAGCGGATAAAAGCTGTCCTCGCAAAGTCTCTAAATCAGGAGCATTGGCTGCGCCGGCTGCCTTGATAGAATTGTCTACTTGAAGTGCACTGCGAACCGACAGAGCGTTAGCGGGGCTAGGGCTTTTTCTAAACTCTATCTCTAGGTCCTGAATACTGCGGATGGAGTTAACACTAACATTGTGGCTAGCTCCGCCTCCATAGCGGTATGTTACTGATATTGTAGTATTCTTTGGTGATATTCCTAGGGTCTGCGTTTCTAATAAAGCTGCCGGGTCCACAGAAAACCTAGGAACTGTTGTTTTTCCGACTAGCTCGAGCGATAAATCACTTGGATCAGGTAGTATGTCGTCATCTAGACTGTCAGCGTCGCCAGAGCCAAACCTTAGAACCATAGTCCTTGTCTGCGGGTTTGTGATTTGTATAAATCTTTTGGGCGCAGCTAAAATCTCTAGGTTACTACTTACCGAGAACTTGTCTGGGTCTGTATTGTCGACCGGAATAAAGACTGTATCTTGACTTAGAGATTCTACCTCATAATACTGATCGCCGGCGGAATCTACCACGCTCCTTACCATGGTCACGTCAGACTCGCCTAAAGTTATTTCCCTAAACGGGACGTGGCTATTATTGATAATGAATGTCTGCGTTCGCTCACGGCCGCTCGTGGCCGTAACAGTTGCGCTAATATTGTAGGTGGCCGGGGCTCCGGACGAGTCAGTAGTAGCAATTGAATATTTAGCCGTTAAGTTACCGTCAGCATCTTCAGCCGCAAAATCTAAATCCTCCAGTGTACTAAAAATAGTACCGTTGTCAGCAGAGCAAGTTGTATTTTTTAAAATGATCGGTAGTGCAGATTTATTTGGTATGTAATTATTGTTTACCTGTTTAGATGGTACCGTCGTAGTAAACGTGAGATCAACTATGGACGACGCGGCGCCAAATATTTTTACTCCAGCGTTTCTTAAGTGTGTTATTATATTAACTGGCTCTACCGCTAGTTGCGGGTCTAATTCTCGAAATTGATGGTCTAGATAAAAGGCTAAAGAATCGCCAACAGAAGCCATCAAGTCGATCATCATACCCGCGACCGATGGTTCGGAAAAATCTTGAATTTTATCCGGAAAAAAGATCCTAGCGTTTTGAATTAAGTCCTGTCGTAATGATTCAAAATCTTTTGCTATAAAAGATCTATTGAGAGACTTTTTTATTTTTTGTTTTGCTTTTACAGCCATTATGCCACCGAGTAGAGAACTATTTCAATTGATTGATCTTTAATATTCGCTGATGGTACCCCATACGTTATTCGGGCACCTAACTTAGCTATTGACTTATCGGAGTTTGTTAAATGCAGAGGCTCGAAAGTATTTAAAACTATAAAAGGCATAAAGCGATCAACGGCTGTCTTAACTCGTTGTAAAGCCGCAGTTATTCCGCCTTCGGACTGCATTTCGAATGTCAACGGTCTTAAATTAGCACCAAAATCCGATAATAGCAATCTTTCGCCATGGTTCGTCAATAATAAGTTTTTAAAGTTATCTCTAATCTGTTTAGATAACTCGCGGTGCATGACTAAGAAATCTTCTGTTGATTCCTCTAGCGATATTGGGGTCTTAATTCCTATCGGCAGTACGTCCGCTATGTCTATAGTGAACGTGTCGAGCGATGTTTCTAATACACCGACGGAGTCGAAACTATAAACTTTTAGATCTTGAGAAGTAGATATCGTCATAATACACCACTAGTAAGTATCGAGTCGTCAAATTCTATTTCACCGCGGAATTCAATTATTATGATCATCTTCGTTATTACAGATCTTTAGTCTTAGTTTCTACGGTACCTATCCTAGCGTCTATATCGTCTAAAAAGCTTTGGAACCCTCCAACTTGTGTCTCTAGTTCGGTGACTGTCGACTCGAGTATGGCTATCTTCTGCTCGTTGTTGACAACTGCGATACCGGGGTTTAATTCCACTCCAGTGGCCATGGTCTCCGCTATACCGGATAGCATGTCTCTTGTTTTGTCATCATCTTCAGGCACTTCTGAAGCTAGGGCGCTTAAAAAGTCTTCTGTTAGTTTAGCTTTATTGAATGGCATATCTATTCTCCAAATATTCTTTTTGACTTAATGGATGTTGTGTCTTTAAACGCATCGATCGGGTCCGGTGCGTGAGCAAAAGATTTTCCTGCAGGGGCGATCAGCTGAGACAGTGCTGCGCCGAGTGGTCCATTAGGAGCAGGAATAGCACCGCCGACGCCGCCGGAGGCTCCTGCATTACCACAACCATCTATCGCTGAGCCGTTTGCTTTGATGGCATCTTGGGCTGCAACGAAAGCCTCGTTGATAGCATCAATCAGGCCTTCGGCCCACTCAGTAAACTCTGTGTATCTCATGAAGGGCTCGACAAAGCCGACGTCTTTATCTTTTCCATCTTTTGCCGGATCTAAAGCTGAACCTTCGTCTCGAACTGTACCTCTACCTATCATTATTTTGGAGCCAGTTATCTGTATGGTCCCATCCGGTAGAAGATAAATGCATGCAGCATCAGTCTTGGGATCACCTTCTTTTATGATACGAATACTGCCGTTTATGTCGCCGACATCTTCGTACTCGGTATCTTTTATTGTTGTTTTTTCGTCTTTGGTTTTTCTAGCTATGATCCGGATTTCGTCGGACTTAATAGCAATAGCGGCGGCGGAGGGTTTATCTTGCAAGGTTGATTTTTCAGCATCGGCGTCGTATGCCTCGGGAATATTTTCTAAAATAGTACCAAAGTTTAAATCAACATCTGTTTGCATAGAGATATAGATTCGACTAGCGTCGTGAATAAAGTCGGGGTCCCCCTCGTTGGGATCTGCCTCTAAATTGATCTTGGACTGTTTTTCTTCAGTACCGCCCTGTTCGGAGTCGTTTGCTATATTTTTATCTGTTTCAAAATCTCCCTCGGCGTTTTGCACTACCCT